AAATAGACTTAACTGAAGTCGCATACTATAATCAATCTATACTCGATACTGTAAATGCAAATTATTATTCTGCGGAGCATTTACTTGTTCAAAATTATGAAGAAAATATGGATCAAATGGAAGCAGCAATTGATATGTTTACTGAGGCTGCAGCAGAAATTAGTAAAGCAGAACAAATATATCAAGAAGCTATAGCTGCTACTAGTGATGAAGATAGACTACAACTACAAAATTACATTCGTGCAAATGATGTACAAATTGATCAATCTACAGTACAAACATTCAACCAATCACTAGATATGATTGAAGACACAGCGCAAGCAGCTTCTGCAAGTTTATGGGCATCTCAAGATGCAGCAGCACTTGCAATGATTAACTATGACGCTCAAGCAACTTTATCAAATATGGTAAATTCTACTGTATCTTATGATGCTTGGACAGATCAAATGACAATTACTTGGGACAATGCAACTGATACTGTACTTCAAGGTATGTTTTTTAATAATGATGGTGCAGTAAGTTGGACACAAGCACAAGAAGAAATATATGATGGATTTTATGGAGATACTCCTCCAGTAACAGTAAATGAAATGTATTCAGCCTATTCATATGGAACGGGTGAAGCATATGCCGCAGTAGCTCCTGGTTATAATGTAAATGCAAAACTGTACGATCCTGTGCAGTTAGTTGAAGATGTAATTACAATACAAAATGCATCTTTAGACACTACAAACTATAATAATCAAAACGGAAACTTAGGATCACAAGGACCAGATCAAATGACTACAGGTGCTATGCCTGGAGCATCTGATGGTAATCCTGGAGAGTTTAATCCAGATCCTACACTTTCCAATAGCGAGGAATCGCAAGTAATACCAATGCCAAGACCTCAACCTGACATTGGTGAAGGAGCGTAAATGAGTTTAGAAGATACTGAAATAAATGTGGGCGGTACTAAATTTAAAGGAGCACACATTGCTGTTGTTTTAGCTTTTATCTCAACTATCTCTGGTGGAATATGGGCAACCTCAGAATTCTTTTCCAGAGTAGGAGTACTAGAAGATACAGTTGCAGAAATACAAGAAACTATGCCTGACTTAGAGCCTTTGAAGGTAGAGTTGCAGGCAATACAAACAAAAATAGAAGATAATGACTTAGGACATCTGCAGGGTAAGCTTGCAGAGTTAAGTACTCTACTTACTACTATTCAAGCACGTCAGCAAGAAGTTTTAGATAGTGCTGCACAATCAGACGCCAAAGTTATTACAATGGAAAAAGATTGGATAGAAATAAGAAACGAGTATAAAAAGATGGCAGATGCCATCAAAGGCTTCGAAGAATCTGTAGCTAGATTCAAGAAGGAAGTAGATGACCTTTGGAAAGGTCTGGACGCGGCTTCTAGCCCGTTAGGATAAATACTATGCCATATCATTCAGGTAAAAAGAAAAAGAAAAAAGGGAAGAAGAAACGTGGCTCATACTAAAAGAGGTAAATCTCTCCTAAAAAGAGCTGGAGTAACCGGGTATAATAAACCTAAGCGTACTCCTCGTCACCCTAAAAAGTCTCATATTGTTGTAGCAAAAGTAGGGCATAAAGTTAAAACTATTCGTTTTGGACAGCAAGGAGCTAAAACTGCAGGCAAGCCAAAGAAAGGAGAGTCTGCAAGAATGAAAGCAAAACGAAAATCTTTTAAGGCTAGACACGCCAAGAATATAGCTAAAGGCAAAATGTCAGCAGCATATTGGGCGGATAAAGTAAAATGGTAAAACGCAGAGTCCCAAAAGATAAGAAAACTGGATTACCTAAAAAATATTTAGGAAGCACTACTGGCAGCAAACGAGCTGAACTTGCAAGAGTCTTAAAAAGAATCAAAGAACTTGCAAAAGCAGGAAAGACAATTCCTAGGTCTTTGCTGAAAAGGAGAATAGAACTTGGCCGTAAAAAGAAAGCGAAAAGCGCCCGCAAAAAAACGACCCGCGCGAAGAAGAAAACCACTAAGCGCCGCTACTAAAGCTACTTTACGAAGAAAAGCAAAAGGTAGGAAAAATGTTACTTATGGTATGCTTGCAAAAGTATATCGTAGAGGACAAGGGGCTTATTTAACTTCAGGCTCTCGACCTGGTGTAAGCATGGCAGCGTGGGCTATGGGAAGAGTAAACTCGTTCCTGAGAAGAGGACATTCACAAGACAATGATCTTCGGAGGAAAAAGAAATAATGAAGTATAAAACTAAGATGGCAGCTAAAAAAGCTGCAAAACGAATTGGTTTAAAAGGAATCCACTCTCATGGTAGAGGGAAAAATAAAGTATACATGGCAGGAAGTACCCATGCAGCATACGAACGAGCTATGAGAAATAGGAAGAAACGAAATGGAAGAAGAAGGTAAAGTATTTCACCCTGCCGATACAAATGGAGACGGTAAAGTAAGCGCCGCAGAAGAAGCAATGTATTTAGAGTTTAAACGAAAAGAACTTGAAGATGCAGATGCTATGCGTGATGCACAACGAAACATGACATGGTTTGCATTAGGTGGATTACTATTATATCCATTTGCTGTAGTTTTAGCTTCTCTTGGGGGATTAGATCAAGCACAAGCAACTTTAGGTGATATGGCTCCCACATATTTTGTAGCTGTTGCTGGTATTGTTGCAGCATTTTTTGGTTCACAAGCACTAACATCTAAAAAGAAATAGGTAAGTAACATGGCAGTCGAAGTAAGTCGTCAGGATATTATATCTGACAAAATAGTAGAGCTACAAACCGCAAATAAGTTTTTAAAAGTCCCAGCAGATTCTTATTTAGAAATGTTGGGCATTTCACCGCTACCATCACAAATGGCAATTATTAATGCCATCAACAACCCCAAATATAGGTTTATCTGTGCTTCCGTTTCTCGTAGGCAGGGAAAAACCTATATTGCTAATATAATTGGACAACTAGTAGCATTAGTTCCAAACTCTAATGTACTAATTATGTCTCCTAATTACTCTCTTTCTCAGATCTCTTTTGATTTGCAAAGACAGCTTATAAAACATTTTGATCTAGAGGTTACAAAAGATAATGCAAAAGATAAAGTTATTACCCTTTCTAATGGGTCTAATGTTCGCATGGGTTCTATCAACCAAGTCGACTCATGTGTTGGCAGATCTTATGATCTCATCATCTTCGATGAAGCAGCCCTTACCGATGGTAGAGATGCATTTAATGTTGCCCTCAGACCTACGCTCGATAAAGATTCTTCTAAAGCAATATTTGTGTCCACTCCCCGAGGAAGAAATAACTGGTTCTCAGAGTTTTATTATAGAGGATATAACAGTGAATTTCCTGAGTGGTGTTCAATTCGTGCCACCTATAAAGACAACCCTAGAATGTCGGAGTCCGACATCTTAGAAGCAAAAAAGTCAATGAGTGAAGCTGAGTTTAAGCAAGAGTACGAAGCTGACTTTAATACTTATGAAGGACAGATTTGGAACTTTAATTTTGAAACTCAAGTAAAAGATTACAGTAGATTTGAGCCTAAGAAAATGGATATCTTTGCAGGACTTGATGTGGGGTATAGAGATCCTACTGCATTTTGTGTACTTGCATATGATTGGGAAAATGAAACTTATCATTTATTAGATGAATACTTTGACTCTGAGCGAACAACAGAACAACACGCAACAGAAATACAAAATCTAATAGATAAATGGAGCATTGATTATATTTATATTGACTCTGCTGCTCAGCAAACTCGATTTGACTTTGCTCAAAACTATGATATTAGTACTATAAACGCTAAAAAATCTGTGCTTGATGGAATTGCTCATGTTGCAGCTATAGTAGATAATGATACTTTATTTGTTGATCAAAAATGTGAACAATCTCTTTCTTGTTTAGATGCTTATCAATGGGACAGCAATCCAAATCTTGCACGAGAAAAACCTAAACACAATATGGCATCTCATATGGCAGATGCTTTACGATATGCACTATATTCATTTCAAACTGGTGGAGGCACGTTCTAGTCTAGGTAAGAAAAATAGTGTTTGACATTAAACCTTAAACTCGTTATAATTTTGGATAAAGAAAATGGAACTAAAAAGAGATTTAGTAAAATACATACGGGACAAAGCGAAATCGAAGTACCAAAAAGGATGTGAATGCGAGATTTGTGGTACTACCGAAAATCTTGACTTTCATCATTTTTATAGCCTGAGTCCTTTATTAGCAAAATGGGTTAAACAGCATAAATTAGACCCTAAATTAGTTTTAGAATGGAGAGATAAATTTATAAGTGAACATAGTGCAGAGTTGTATGAGCATACTGCCACACTATGTCACTCCCATCATCTTCAACTACACTCAATATATGGAAAAGACCCAAGTTTAGCTACTGCAAAAAAGCAAAAAAGATGGGTAGGAATTCAAAGAGAAAAACATGGCTTGGTATGATAGATTCATAGGTAAAAAAGAAGAAGAAGATACTTTTTTCAAGTTAAACCCTGTGCAACAATATTTCCAAGATGTTAGCTCTTCCCGAGAAGATCACTCTAGCTATGAAAGATACTATGAAGAACTAGAAATAGTTAATCGTGGCGTCAATATGATAGTAGATGATGTTGCAGAAATTCCAGTTCGTGTAGGTAGCCCTACAAAAGCAAGAAGTATTATAAAAGGAATAAAAAGATCTAAGGTAGATTTACTTTTAAATGTAGAACCTAATTTATTTCAAGATATAAGTACTTTTAAACGCAACTGCATCACAGACTATCTTTTAGATGGAAATATATTTATTTATTTTGATGGAGTACATTTATATCATATTCCAGCAGATAAAATGAAAATTCATGGAGATGAAAAGTCTTATATCTCTCATTATGAATATAATGAAATAAAACATACTCCAGAAGAAATTATTCATATAAAAGAAAACTCTTTTTACAGTATATACAGAGGCGTTTCTAGACTTAAGCCCGCAGTTAGAACTATGAAAATTATTAAGTCTATGAGAAACTTTCAAGATAAGTTTTTTGAAAATGGAGCAGTTCCTGGGCTAGTTCTTAAGTCTCCTAACACTTTATCAGAAAAGATAAAAGAGCGAATGATAGCTTCCTGGGCTCAAAGATATAGACCAGACACAGGAGGAAGAAGGCCATTAATTTTAGATGGTGGAATAGAAGTTGATGATCTTACAAATGTAAATTTTAAAGATTTAGATTTCCAAAATGCAATTTTAGAAAATGAAAAGATAATAGCAAAGGCATTAGGAATCCCTTATCTTCTTTTTGATTCTGGCAATAACGCCAACATTCGCCCCAATATGCGAATGTACTATTTGGAGACTATACTTCCTATAAATAAAAAAATTAACTATGCTTTAGAAAGATTTTTTGGTTTTGAAATAAAAGAAGATACAACAGATGTACCCGCATTGCAACCAGAATTACGAGATCAATCTGCATACTATAGTGCATTAGTAAATGGTGGAATCATTACTATAAATGAAGCTAGAGAGCGATTGGGTTATGAAGCAATGGATGGGCAAGATAATATAAGAGAGCCAGCAAATATAGCTGGTTCAGCAGCTAACCCAGATGAAGGAGGAAGGCCTCCAGAGGTAGAAGATGATTAGTTTACAAAGAAAAAAACTTATAGAACAATTTGCTTTTTATTTTGCAGAGAAAGGAGCTATTCTTGATTGGCATGAAGTTGCAAAGGATAGAAACAGACCTCAAAAAGTAAAAAGACATGATATACAAAAGCTTTTTAAAAGTTATAGTACATTAGTTAAATTAGTTAAAAAAGACTATGCCGATGTACTAGATTTTACCCAACCGTCTGCAGTAGATGATGCAGCAGAGGTAATGTCAACCCCCGACCCTTTGGCAAAATTAAGGGCAAGTAGTGTAGAGAAATAATATGGATAAAATTTTACATGTAGCCTCTACCTTCAAATCCGTACCTACTGATGACGGTAGTGTAATGATTCGAGGTATGGCAAGTACAAATCATTCGGATAGAGCAGGAGATGTAATTACACCCGACGCTTGGTCAAAAGGTGGTTTGGAAAATTTTAAAAATAATCCTGTAATTTTATTTAACCATGACTATAATAGACCTATTGGTCGAGCTACAGGAGTAAAAATTACAGACACTGGTTTAGAGCTTGAAGCAAAAATAAGTAAAGCTGCTAAAGATGTTTGTGACTTAGTCAAAGACGGTGTCCTTGGAGCCTTTTCCGTTGGTTTCAAATGCAAGGATGCTGATTACATAGAAGAAACTGACGGGTTAAAGATAAAGGACGCTGAGTTGTTTGAAGTATCGGTAGTTACGGTACCTTGCAATCAAGCAGCTACTTTTTCGCTAGCGAAGTCTTTTGACTCTATTGCAGAGTACGAAGAATTCAAAAAAACTTTCACCAATCGTGTCGATCTAACGGGTCAGTCTCTGACCTCAAATGATTCAATAGAATCCAATGTGGTTAGTGACGCACCTAAGCAAGTAGAGAAATCTACTGTCAAGGAGACGAAAATGTCGGAAGATACTAAAACTCCCGAAATCGACTTGGAAGCATTTGCTAAGAAAGTAGCTGATGAAACTGCTGCTAAAATTGCAATGAAACAAGCCGAACAAAAAGCTGCTGAAGAAGCTGAAGCGAAAGCTGCAGCTGAAGCCGCAGAACAAAAAGCTGCTCAAGAAGAGCAGGTTAAATCAACTATCCGTACTGGTATTGAAACTGGTGCAGAGAAACTTATGGCTGACATGCAAGCAGACATGGAAAAAGCTTCAGTAGATCAAATCGCTGAAGTTACTGCAAAGTATGAAGCTCAGCTTAAAGAAAAATCAGAAGAGCTAGAGCAAATGCGTCAAAGCAAACGTCATTTTGCTGACCGTTCTTCATTTGAAGCTGGACAAAAAGCTACTGATAAAGATATCATGTATGCTCACGTTCTTGGTCAAATCACAGGAAAAGGCTTCAATACTCAATATGGTAAAGAAGTACTAGAAAAAGCATCAACTTTTGCTACTAACTATGGTACTGCTTCAACTTCCTCAGATGGTCAGTTAGATATGAGCGTTTCAAACGCATTCGAAGAAGAAGTTCGTCTTGATCTTCGAGCTGCTAGTTTGTTCCGTGAAATTCCTGTAACTTCTGGGGCTACAATCTTACCAGTTTCTTCAGAGCCTGCAGCTGCAGACTTTAACTCTGGTATTCCAACTACTAACTCTGGTATTTTGGAAACTTCTGGTAACACTTTCCCAATCGGTAAAGTGACATTGATAGCTAAGCGTTTAGTATCTGCAACTTTCATCGATAAAGATACTGATGAGCAGTTAGCAGTTGGCTTATTACCAATGATTACTAGCGCTCTTGCTCGTGCTCACGCAAAAGCAATTGATGGTATGATCATTAATGGTGTAACCGGAATTACTGGCTTAGTTGGTCATGATGCTGGTACACCTACTGACATTGCTGCAACTGGTTCTGTTGACGAGGTTGTAGCTGATGATATCTTAACTGCTCGTGCAGCTATGGGTAAATATGGTATCAATCCAGAAGATTTAGGTATCATTTGTTCAGTAGAAGCTTACAATGACTTACTTTCTGATACTGCGTTTGCAGACATCACGCAAGTTGGTTCAACATTAGCTCAAAAGGTTACAGGTACTGTAGGAACTATTTTTGGTTCCCCCGTAGTTGTTACTGACTCTTTATCAGGTAAAGCTGATGGTAACATTGGTGTAATGGTTGTAAACCGCCAAAACTTTGTTATTCCTCGTTTACGAGGCGTTTCAATTGAAACTGATTATGAAGTTGCTAACCAACGTACAGCTCTTGTGGCATCACAATCTCTTGGTTTTAACCAGATTATTGATTCTACTTCAGGTGTTGTATCATTGGCTTACACAGCAGGCTAATCGTAACACACTTAACTTCGGGGTGGTTCGCCACCCCCAAGTTTTTACTAATGGACTTATAAGATGGCAGATTTAATTACTCTAACAGAATATAAAGAACTCGAAGGAATAACTAGTACTCAGCATGATGCTCGTACCGAAGTTATTATCGATTCTGTAAGTCAATTAGTAAAAACTTATTGCGGAAATAGTATTATTGATTTTTATAGCTCAGATAAAACTGAAGAACTAACTATAGCATTTAATACAAATCAAATACAACTTACAGAAAGTCCTGTAACTAATATTGATTCTATACAAGAAAGAGAATCTGAAACGGCAGCTTATACTACTTTAACAGCCAGTACTGATTATGTATTAGATAAAACTACCGATATAGTTTATAGAATTGGATCCAATTGGGATAGAGGCGTGAACTCAGTAAAAATTGTTTATAATGCAGGCTATGCAACTACTCCTGCAGACTTGAAGCTAGCAGTAGCAGACTTAGTAACTCACTATTTAAAAGGTGAGCATAAAGAAAGAAGAACTATTCAAGGTGCTACTATACAGAATCAAAGAAGCGATCTACCATTTCCTGATCACATTAAGAGAGTGCTAGATCTTTATAAAACTTATTAATGGCTAATAAAGATCAAATATTATTTTTAGATAAGCTACATAAAGAGCTTCAAGTTAGTTCTAGCGCATACAGAAAAGAAACTATGAACATAAAAAGCCATATTTTTACTCTTACTAAAAAAGGAGTAAGAGAAGCAGTAGAGAAAGCACTAATCGATCAACTTGTAGAAAAGAAAGAAATAAAAAATAAAGGAAAAATAACTCAACAAGCAAGAAAAGAGGTAAAGCATACAAAGTCAGATATTCAGAAGATGCTGCAAAAGTTAGACAAACATATTAATACTTTTTTCGAAGGAGTTAGAGCAGATTACGAAGCAAAAGAGCGTGTTGATGAAAATATTTATCTTCCTGAAGGCCACGGCCTAAATACGCCAGATAAAATTACAGCTATATTTAAAGCCTACATAGGTACTAGTGGTAATACTTTAGGTAAAACAGTAAATAGATATGATTCAGGATATCGAAAAGTTTTAGATAATGGTAAACTTTTAGTCGTAGAAATAATGAAAGTTCTCAAAGAGGATATGGGAGCAGAAAGAACTATGACTTCTGGCTTTGACTTATTTAATATAGAACACGAACATCATGCAGGTGTATTAGAAACTGCTATGCGTGACACGCTCAATAAGACTATAGAAGCAGATAATTTACAAACAGAAGCTTCTGTTATGGCATTTTTTGGAAGCATTGGAGCAGACTTAAGAGTTATAAGAGATACTGTTACTTCAAGTGTATCTGTATTTGTAGGTTCTGCCCCCGAAAACAGAGCAGAAGGTAGAAAAGCAGAGGATAGAAGAAAAGAATTATTAAAAGCAGTAAAAGAAGTATTAGATAAATTACAATCTGATCCTACTTATAATGTTGCAGATCTTGAAGGGTCTGACTCTTTTCGCACAATTAAGCAAAAAGAAGGTGTTAATAGTATTTTAAAACCTTTTAGAAAAATAAAAGGGGCAAAAGTTTCTGTCGATGAAGAGATAAAACATAGTAAATCGGACAATACTAAAGAAAATAAAAGAAAAGTAAGTATAGGAAAAAGAAAAGTTTCTACTCCAAGAGCAACCGGAGCTAGAATACGCAGAAGTCGTTCACCTGCATCGACTCAATTACAGTTAATAGCTAATTTAAATAAAGGATTGCCTGCAAGAGTTAAGAAAAATATGAATCCTCCAGCTTTACAAAATAGAACAGGAAGATTTGCAGAAAGTGTAAAAGTAACAGATGTAATGCAGACTCCAAAAGGCTTTCCAAGTGTAGGCTACACTTATGATAGAGATAACTATGGGCAGTTTGAAGCAACAAGTGGCTCAAAATCTTATGCAAGCCATCAAAGAGATCCACGGAAACTTATAGATAAAAGCATAAGAGAGCTAGCAACAACAATGACTATAGGCAGATTTTTTACGCGGAGAGTATAAATGACAACAAATAGAGGATACGCAACAAAACGAAGCTCTATAGTCAATGCTTTAGCGGAAAAACTAAAAATGATAGATGGCACAGGAGCATTTTTAATGAACCTGTACAATAATGTAGAGCCCAGGCTACTTTTTTGGGACGAAGTAACAGACTTCCCTGCTGTGCATATAAATGCAGGAAGTGAAACTAGAGAATATCAAGGTGGAGGATATAAATTTTTAAGCCTTACACTTCGATGTTATGTTAATGAAGAAAATGCACAAGATGCTATATCTGCTCTTTTAGAAGATGTAGAAACAGTTGTCGAAAATAATTCAAGATTAGAGTATGTTGATAAACTAAACAAAAAGCATCATACTCAACAAATCACAATCACCGGTATCGATACCGATGAAGGTGTGTTAGAGCCTCTAGGGGTTGCAGAAATGCAACTAGAGGTTCGATATTAGAAACAACTAACACGAACAAACGTTCACGCTTAGTTCTTTCAAGAAATTCATAGGAGAAAAACTATGGCAGATCAATTTTACTTTAGTCGGAATACCAGACTAATTATAGAGGATGCAGGTGGCAGCAATAGATGGGAAATTCCTATACTTGATGGCTATTCATTCTCACAAGCAACAAATAGTTCAGAGATTACTTTGAACGAAGCAGCGGATGCCTCTGGTAATAGTCGTAGAGGACGACAAATGTTTAATGACTCTCTTGCTCCTGCAGAGTGGAGTTTTTCTACATATATGCGACCTTTCAAATCAGCAGGTAGTGGTGCCGGAGCAGCTTCAGCTATAAGTGGCGATACTCATGCAGTAGAGGAAGTTTTATGGGCAATGATGGTAGGAGACGCTGCGTATAGTACTAGTACTACAACGGGAGACGTTAATGCTGTTAATAATCCTACAGTTCCAACCGCAGTTGCAGTTAATAGAATAGGTTCAAG